AGCCGTTGGAAGAAGATCACAGCTAAGCCCAACAGCCTTCGTGCATACAACACCTCCATCAAGATCGCCCTGGCTGCGAATATCTCTGGCGCCAAGACCTTGTCGGAGACTTGGGTTGATGAGGTAACCCCGATGGCAGCTGAAGAGCTATATTCATCGCTGTGTGATGCACACTCTGCTTCAAGCGCCAACTCTGTCATCAAGGTTCTGAGCGTGGTGTGGTCTAATGGTGAGCGCCTGCAGCTTGTGAAGTCCAATCCATTTTCTAAGCTGGGCCTGCTGCATGTAGCATCCCGTGAGGTCGTCTGGACTGAGCATCAGGTGCAACTAGCCGTGCGTGCTGCAGACAAACACGGTCTCAGCAGCATTGGCACAATCATTCTTATGGCCTTTGATCTATGTCAGCGCCCTGGTGACTGCCGGCAAATGCTGTGGGCCAATTACAATGATGGGCTGTTCCGCTTCACACAGGAGAAGACGGGCGTGACTGTCGAGGTGCCAGCAAGCAAGACATTGGCGGCTAGACTTGGCGCCATCGCATCCAATCGCAACCCTGCCGATACAATCGCAATGTATGAAGGCACAGGTAAGCCATACAGCGATCGCTTATATCGCAAAAAGGCTCAGCTTGTCCGTGAACACGCCGGCCTACCCTCTGACCTCAAGGTGGCAGACCTACGGCGGACTGGCGCCACCCTTCTTGGTAATAGCTCGTGCAGCGAAGACGAAATCAGAGCCGTTACAGGACACCAATCCCGTCAAATCTTGAATACATACGTTAAATCCTCTGCAAAAATGGCGGTAACGGCTCAGAACAAGCGATTTGCTGAAAATCCTCCTTGCTAATTTTATTAGTGGATTAGCAATTACGGTATGATTAAACATTAAATTATTGTATTTATGCGTTATATTGAATTTTTTTATTGACAACCGGCAATATTTGACACTCTAAAATAATTACCAGATGTCTTTCCTAGTGTATTAGTGGTTGACTTAGTCAAAGAATCGTGTCATAAATCCCCCACTGCTGGAGATACCTAGCGGTCTAACGACGACGCCGACCACATCTTGTAACGTAAAAATGAAAGATCGATTATTATGACAAACTTCTCTTCGGCTGTATCAGCCCTGAAAACTCCAACTTTGTTCATCGCCCCTACGGACCGTATGGACAAAACGGAGATAGACACCACTAGCAGCTTCCCTGAATTGATGGCTGCTGACTTCGAGGTGCAGACGAAACCTTTGTTCTCAGAAGATCGCAGTCCTAACTGCGTACAGAAAGGTATGGCTATTCCTGTACCCGAAAATGTTGGGCGTCTCCTTTCTCGCACCGACACAGATCAATCTCTGGGCGTGGTTGGCGGTGCTTATCACCATGTGCAGAACAGAACCTTGCATGAAGCTGTGCAGAGAGCGTTCGACAATTGCCTGATCTCACAGATCGCCAATCAGACAGTCTTGAAAGAGAAAATCTGTCGTGACGGTGCATTTGTTCGCCTTGAGTATCAGAACCCTGCTTTGTCTGGGACCATTGACCAGCTGAATGGAACAAAGACGCAGGCCAACTTTATGGTAGTCGTACAGAATACGCATGGCGGCACTTCGGTTCGGGTCAAAGCTGCTTCTGTGGACACCAGCTGCGACAACATCCTGATTTACGGATCGAACGTAGAATCCAGCGCAAGGCATACCGAAAATTTCAGCACCGCTGAGATGGAAGAGTTTATGCAGTCGGAAATTCATGGCTTTCGTGATCGGGTAACCAGAATGCGTAAATGGGCTATGACGCCTATTACAACGGATCAAGCAAGTAAGGCACTGTCACAAAGTGGTCACCTATCCAACACGCAGTGTGGCGACATCATGGACCAATTTGCTGAGGAAGTTGAAGCTCGTGGCAAATCAGTCTGGAGCCTTTATGCAGCCTGCACCTCGTTCAGCACACATAACAATGAACGGTTTTATGTGCGCAACAGCGGGAACGTGAACAACGAAGCCGAAGCTCTCGCTAAAAGAGAAGACCAGATTGCTAAAGTGATTGGCTCTCGCCTCTTCTCACTGTTGTCAGCATGAACGGCGCCGACCACGAAACCTTCTGGGTAAGCACTATGGGCGATCGTCACTGTGAGCCTTGCTGCAACCCGAAGGTCCAGTACAGAGCCAAATTTGTCGAGTACAAAGGCGAGTATTTTGTGAAGCCAATCAGCAATCGCCTGTTTTGCATCGAGTGCGGAGGCCATGTCGGTACGGTTCCTTCACTCAGGCAGGTCATAGATAATAGCGGTAGCCGAGTTGAAATCGCCGGTGTTGAGATTGATCTGCGGCACGTTGCCTAACCTCATCAAGCACAGAGCCTCATCCTGTGCCAGGTGCCATCGAACACGGCACCCTCACCCCGCTAGAGTTCTCCTGCTCTGGCGGGGTTTTTTTAGGAGATACCATGTTCAATTATAGAGACCAGTTGGCTGTAATCAGCAAAATCAAAATCCGTGAAGGTGAACATAAAACCTTGGACTGCCCATTCTGTGGTGGTCATAAAAAGTTCACAATTGATCGTCTTGTAGATGGGCGCCTTCTGTGGAATTGCTTCCGTGCGTCATGTACCGTCAGAGGTAGTAAAAATAATGGCAGATCAGTCGAAGCGGCTAAAGCCTATGTTGCTGGCAATCGAAAGCAGGGAAATGCGTCTAAGGCTCTCCCTCTGCCTGCACTTACCACTCGTATCGAAAACTGCGTGGAAGCCAGCGAATACGTCAAATCCGTTAACTCCAACGAAGCCTACGAAAACGGCTTAATCGATATTCGCTACGAGCCTCGTACCGGCAGAGTTTTATTCTACAATTCAGACAAATCAGGTGCCGTAGGACGGGCGCTTAAAGGTGGTCCTAAATGGTTGAGCTACGGAGACACGTCTTGCGGCATCCATGTCGGAGATGCTGATAAAGCGGTCCTAGTCGAGGATGCAGCCAGCGCATGTGCCATTTCTAGACTGCCTGACTTTACCGGTATCGCATTACTTGGCACAAATTTATCTAATACACTAAAAAATACTTTACATAGATATAATAAAATTTATATACTGCTAGACAATGATGCGACAGGTAAAGCCGCACAAATGACTAGAAAAATCAGGGGACGGGTTTTTCTAAGAACTACTGATCACGATCCGAAGGAACTGGGGATACCCCAACTTCGCAAAATATTAAGGACATAGCGATTACGATCGCTACTTGGGAGAGTACAATGGAAAACAAAGGCAAGCCAATGCGTGCCGTAGTCGTATTCGACATCGAACTTGATGGTGGATTTGACGTTGCAGCAGAGTTTCAAGCTGAATTGAAAGAGTTTGCACAGAAGTTTGTAGACCGCTTTGAACAAGGTGGTGAAGCCAACAAAACTAAAGTTGGACAACACGTTAAGTTTACTCAAACAAAATCAGAACTGCTACTGTCAGAGCGCCGTGGCCCTACCGGTGCGCTCAGTAATATTGTTTTCCGTGGCACACGAGGACCAAATACTAACCTTGATCCCGGAATTGCTTTACCACAATTAAGAGACCAGAAGCACAGACTTGCAATGATTAAACTAGCCAAAACCTTGGTGAATGATGGTTTAACGCCAGAGCAGATAACACTTCAGCTTGCAAAAAGCAGCGAGGATTACCTCAAGGCGGTCCCATTACAGGAGGTTTAATCTCTAATAAAATCGTCTCAATATTTTGGCCTCGATCTTTTGATCGGGGCTTTATTTTTGCCGTACACTGTGTTATCTAATACACTAGCAAACACATTGGGGCGAACAAAATGGAATTACAACTCCTAAAAACACTGCTGTCTTCTGACAGCTACAGGTCGAATCAACCTAAGCTGAAGCGTTCAATCTTCAGCGATGATGCAGCGGAACTATATGACCTCCTCGATATGGCTCATGCCAAGTATGAGCATGATTTGCTCTTAGAAGATATGTACGGCCTATGGATTGCAGATCATCCAGTGGCAACCAATTCTGAGAAAGCCGACTTTCAAGACTTACTGGATGACATCCGCAATACGAACGCAATCTCTGCTGATGTAGCGTCAGACGTCATCGCCAAACTGTGGCAGCGGGAAGTTGGCCGTGAGATTACAAACCTCGGCATTAACATTAGCGAGGGCGATGAGAGTGCGATGCCCCTACTCCAAAATTTGATGGAGCGAGTTGGTGAAAGCTATGCGGTAGATGACTTTGGCCCTCCTACCACCACGGACATCTATGAATTGCTGGAAGAGACTTCCGATGAGAACCGCTGGCAATTCAATATCCGCTCCCTGTCCCGTGAGCTTTATGGAATTGGTCCTGCGGAATTTATGGTCGTAATGGCACGGCCAGAGTGTGGTAAAACCACGTTCATCACCTCAATGCTTGCCGGCCCAGATGGCTTTTGTGCGCAAGGGGCAACGGTGCTGTTCTTGGCCAATGAGGAACGCAGCAAGCGCACTATGCTTCGAGCAATGCAAGCCAACGCTGGAATGACCCGAGAGGAAGTAGCAGACGATCCAAAACTTGCTGCATCTCAGTTTAAGGTCATCGAACCAAACCTCATCATGAAAGACACGCAAGAGTGGACGCTCAGTAAGATTTCAAACTACTGCCAAACTATAAAACCAGACGTGCTTGTAATTGACCAAGCCGACAAGGTTTCGATTGGCGGCTCTTATAATAGCTCACACGAACGTATTCGTGAGCTTTACCGATCGATCCGTGAGTTAGGAAAACGTCACGATTGTGCGGTGATCGGTGTGTGTCAGGCCAGCGCCGAGGCAGAAGGCAAAACCAGAGTTGATTTCTCAATGGCGGAAAACAGCAAAACCGGTAAGGCCGCAGAATGTGATGTGTTTTTAGGTATTGGTAAGCACTCCGGCGCCAATGATGACGGCGAACCGGACAACACCCGCTTTCTGACTATCAGCAAGAACAAAATCTCAGGTTACCACGGAACGATTCCAGTAATGATCGAGCCAGAAGTCAGCCGGTACACAGCATGATTGGTTCTGCGGATTTGGATGAATATTACGCCATGCTGGACGATATGGCCTCTAAAACCACCAGCGACTTCAAACCGCTGATGCAAGAGCATTGTGACTTACTCAAAGAACAAATTTGGTTAAATCAAAGGGTACATGCCCTTAATATGAAACTGATGGGGATGCGCAAATGAAACAGCTTGTCGTAGACCTCGAAACGACCGTGCAAAAAGTTGGCGGTAAAACCGACAATAGTCCTTTTAATCCTGATAACCGTTGTGTCAGCGCACACTTCGGTTGGATTGGTTGGGACACCGTCGATGAAGTCCAGCACTTGGTATTCAATCACAACGAACAAGACGCTGCAGATGACCCCGCACCCCTTAGAGAGGCGTTAGAGGAGGCTGATGTACTTATAGCCCACAACGCCAAGTTTGACGTGCTTTGGCTCGCAGAGATGGGCCTCCCTATTCCTCCCACCGTTTACTGCACAATGGTTGGTGAATATCTTCTGTCGAAGGGCCAACGTCGTCAGATCAGCCTGAAAGCAACTGCTGAACGCAGGAGTGTGGCGGCATGATCTTTACTCAAAAGAAATCTGATTTGGTTGATGAGCTATTTAAATCCGGTGTGGGTTTTGAGGCGATGCCCCTCGACATTGTAATCGAGTATGCTGAGGCCGATGTAAAATCCTGCGGTGAAATATACCTCGATCAGCTGAATGACTTCAGCCTGGACGAAAATGCATCGCTCAAACCCATCTTAGACTTGTCTAATGAGATGCTGCTTTCTTTGGTCTCCATGGAACGCAATGGCATCAATGTTGATCGAGACGCATTAAACGATGTTGAACAGCAATTCCAAACCGAGAAAAATGAACTCACCAAGCGGCTCAACGAAATTGTTGAAACCGTTATGGGCGATACTCCTATCAATCTAAACTCTGGGGCTGACATGACCCAAGTTGTGTACTCTCGCCGGGTTAAGGATCGGAAAATCCATCAAAGCGTGTTCAACATTGGTGTTGGTGCAAACGGCAAGCCGCTTCGCCCCCCTCGTATGAAGGCGGGTGAATTTCAAAAAGCAGTCCGCACCACAACTGAGGTTGTACACCGCACCGTGGCTTCGTGCTGCGATGCCTGTAATGGCCGTGGCCGTATTCAAAAATTGAAGGTGAACGGCGACCCATACAAAAACATGTCAAAATGTACGGCTTGCTCCGGTGCTGGTGCCTTATACCAATCAACCGGAAAGGTTGCCGGATTAAAGCTCACTCCAAAAGATGCAAGTTATGCGTCTATCAATGGGTTCAAAGCCGATAAAGAAACTCTACAGCTTCTTATTACTGATGCAGAAGCGAAAGGCTCCGACATCGCTGTAGAGTTCCTAACTAAGATTAGTCGGCTGAACGCTGTTTCGACATATTTGGACAGCTTTGTGAAAGGCATACAGACCTGGACACGATCAACTGGGTTGCTGCACACTAACTTCAATCAATGTGTGACTGCCACTGGTCGCTTGAGTTCGTCCAATCCAAATTTCCAGAACCAACCAAAGCGAGGGTTTCCTATACGCAAGTGCGTGGTGTCTCGCTTTAAAAACGGTTTGATTACAGAATTTGATTACTCGTCTTTGGAATGGATTTGCGCTGGAGAACTGTCTCGTGACCCTCAAATAATAGCCGACGTTGAGAACAACAAAGACATCCATCGTCAGACAGCCACTATTATTCATCGATGCGAGGCCGGCGACGTCACCAAAAAGATGAGGGACGGAGTAAAGAAATTTACGTTCGCACCTACATTTGGCGGCATGGGGATGAACGAACTTCCTCACATCCAAACCTATTTTCGAGAGTTCTTCAAAATCTATAAAGGTTTGGCTCAGTACCATAAGAGTTTGATGGACGGCGTCCTACACGATGGGATCGTACAAACTCCAAGTGGGCGCCAATATCATTGGCCAGACGCTAAACGATTTAAGAATGGCCGTATTAGCAACGCAACTCAGGTGGTGAATTATCCCGTCCAAGGCTTCGGGAACGATCTGGTGCAATTGGCGTGTGTACGAGCGCATCGTCGATTTAAGGAAACACACCTAAAATCCCTCCTGATCCTTACCGTACACGATAGCATTGTGATCGATACACATCCCGATGAGATCACCGAAGTGAATCAAATCTTGGAATGGGCAATGGTCGATGTTTTGACCGAAGCACAGGAGCGTTGGGGTCACACCTTTATATTGCCGTTAAAGATAGAAGGCTCTTCTGGCGTTAACTGGTTAATGGACTAATTCATCACCCTAATACACTTTGCTAGTGTATTAGTGATTGACTTTGAAAGTGTAATGGCGTAGAACATAGTACATCCTGCGAAACAGCAGAATCACACATACTTTGTAAAAGGAATTGTTATGACAGATACCGGAAACGCTTTATCACTGGACACTCAATCAGCTGCTAAGTTAGCCGCAGAAATGGGAATGTCAGTTGCCAATAATTCAAGCGGCACTAATGCCAGCCGATTGCCTGAGCTTAAAATCAACTCACAAGTTGATGATGAGAACGGAAACCCTCTTCCTAGAGGGCAGTTCTATATCAAGGGCTTGGAGGAAATAGCTTACGCAGAAACTGTGAACTTTCGTCCTTTAGGACATCACTTCCAATACCTGCATTATGATACCGAGGCCAATAAACTGGCCAATAAAACGGTTATCATGAACAGCTTTCGTGAAGAAGCCCGAGACATCAAAGGCGGTATTCGTTGTGGTAAACCTAAGTCTTCTGTTCTCCGTGATCTGCCGCAAGAGCAACGTGATCGTTACGCAGATATAACCTGCTTTCGTCAGGTTCGTGGCCTAGTCTCCTACAAAGGTAAGACTGTTGATGGCGAAGAGGTGGTTTACGAAAACCAACCTGTAATTTTGATGCTTAAAGGCACTAACTTTAATCCGTTCGAAGACGAGTTTATGAAGGTCATCCCTCGCTCCCGCAATCTATGGGATTATCAAGCGAAGTTGACCAGCAAGCGTCACAAAAACGGCAGCGTCACATGGTTTACGTTTCACTTCGCCCCTGACCTAAAAACCCCTCTTGGTTTAGATGAAACGGTCATGGAAAGCATCAAGGCCATTCGGGATGCAATTCGCTCTGAGAATGATCGGGTCAATGCCGCCTATAAAAAGGCTTTGCGCAATGACACCTTAGATCAAGCCGCCATAGATGCCCTCGAAGGCAGCTTAGACGCCGACTTGGTTGATGTAGCTTGATGCTCGAACCCGAAATCCATCTGATTTTGGATCGTCTATCCAACGACGAACATGACAAAGTGCGTGTCGAAGAAAGTTGGATAGACGAAGCTGGAGAAGCGTTTAAGGACGCTCTCCGGCGCCAATTGACCGATCAGGGTAAGAATGACTTCCGCTTGCGTATGAGCAACGTAGGTCGCCCTCTGTGTCAGTTACAGATGGCAGCAGCAGGCGAAACGCCCTCTCGTAAGCCTTACAACTTCAAATTGCAGATGTTGATTGGCGATGCGGTAGAATGCGTTACGGACGTGCTTCTGAAAATCGCTGGAGCAAATATCACTGGCTCTAAAGACAAAGTCGAATTGGCAGTTGCTGGTACCGTAATACGGGGCGAGGACGATATTGAAATTGACCATAAGGTCTTCGACATCAAAACGTGCAGTCAGTGGGCTTTCGACAATAAATGGAGCCAAGGCTACGAGCATCTGCGGGATAACGATGACTTCGGCTATGTTGGCCAGTTAATTGGCTATGCCAAGGCGAAAGGCAAGAAACCTGGGGGCTGGATCGTTATATGCAAAAGCACTGGCCGGATCAGAGTTGTCCTGTGCGATGTTTCTCAAAGTGAGCAAGACGCCGTAAGCGCAAAGATTGAGGCCAACGTCACTGCCATAAATACTAACGCTGAGTTCAAACGGTGCTTTGAGCCAGTAGAAGACAAATGGCGTGGTAAACCCACAGGTGACAAACGGCTCTGCAAGACATGTGAGTTCTGCAGTTACTTGGGAGCCTGTTGGCCTGAGGCTGAGTTCAGACCTCATCCAAGGTCGGAAGCCAAAAACCCGCCTCACTATTGGTATGTTGAAGGGGACTAATGCCCATAAAAACCTCTTCCGCCAAGGCGAAGGGGAGACGACTGCAGCAATGGGTTCGTGATCGCATCCTTACTGCATTTCCAAAGTTAGACACTTCAGACGTGCGCTCAACCTCCATGGGCGCAGCCGGAGAAGATGTCTTATTGGCCAAGGCCGCACGGGACGTCTTTCCTTACTCCGTCGAATGCAAATCGCTCAAAGCGGTATCGATTTACAAGCACGTCGATCAAGCGAAGAGCAACTGCCCAGAAGGCGCTGAGCCATTGGTAATTATCAAGGCTGATCGTCGAAAACCACTTGCTGTGGTCGATGCCGACCACTTCATAGAACTGTCAAAAGGAAGTCGATATGAAAAAAATAAAGTTAGATGACAACCAGATGTCAGTTATTCTTCAACTAAAGCCAGATGGCGAAGTGATGCTTGCTGCTGGTCATCGCCTTACCGAAGAGTTTTTGGAGGAAGAGGAAATAGATGCAGCCCTGAATCTTCTGCAAGGCATAGTTGTTTTGACCAAAGAGCATCCTGATTTCGTATCCAACTTTGGTGCAATGTTCCGAGAATTGACGGAAATGTGGGGTGAAGAATTTGGACCTGAACTGTCTTTGGATCAGGAGCCAACCCCGACCGACAAGGCGAAGAAACCAGCTGAAAATGGCAATGTCTTCAACTTCGCAAAACGGACAATCCACTGATGATTGATGCAACAGATTTCGAGAAGCGCAAAGCCGAGCTTTGGCGTCATGTAGTCGATGGACAGCCTCTGGCGTCTGACGACAGCGTAAATAGCCCAGTGCATTACAACAGTGCTGGCATTGAATGCATCGAGGCAATGAGTGCCATGGTGGAACCCTCTGAGGTGCCTCCTCACGAGGCCTACTGTTGGCAAAATGCTTTCAAATACCTTTGGCGGTGGCCGTACAAAAACGGTCTTGAGGACCTGAAAAAAGCCCGTTGGTACATCGATCGATTAATCTATCTTAAAGAAAGGATTGGCCAATGACCCCTGGCTATGAGGAATTTACCGAGCAACCGGCGGCGTCACTTGATCCTGACCATTACATCAACAAATCGCCACTTCAGATGGTGACACAGTTTGCACAATGCATGGGTCAAACACTGGATTACGATTACATCCAGAACTCCTTTTTGGACAAAATGCGCTTGAGCTTAGTTTCGGAAGAATTTGACGAAGTATGTGCAGCGGAAAACCAAGAAAACCTACTCAAAGAGTTAGCTGACCTTGTGTACGTCACATATGGCTACGCAGCGACTTTTGGCTGGGACTTAGATGCCGGTTTACGGCGAGTTCATGCAAGCAACATGAGCAAATTAGGTTATGACGGCCGACCCATATTTCGGGAAGACGGGAAAGTCTTGAAAGGCCCCAATTACCAAGAACCAAACCTATCAGATTTAGTAAGAGGCTAACCGATGAGTAATTTTAAATCGAACCTGAACCCAATGTTCAGGTCCAAATTTTCTGAAGACATTTTCAATCATAAATACCGCCATGATGGCGCTGAAACATGGGATGCATTGGCATCCACTTTGGTGACAGATGTTTGTGGCGACTTTTTACCGAAGCAAGAAGTACAGCAATTGTACGAGTTTATTCGGGATATGAAATTTATTCCTGGCGGTCGGTATTTGTATTACGCTGGCCGACCCAACAAGTTCTTCAATAACTGCTACCTTCTGAAAGCAGAGGAAGACACTCGTGAGGATTGGGCGAACCTTTCATGGAAGGCTGAAAGCTGTCTGATGACCGGTGGCGGCATTGGGGTCGATTATAGCGTTTATAGGGCCGCAGGGACGCCTATACAGCGCACAGGCGGTCAAGCCTCTGGTCCTATCCCCAAAATGAACATGATTAATGAGATTGGTCGTCGTGTCATGCAGGGCGGAAGCCGGCGATCTGCCATCTATGCCAGTCTTAACTGGCAACACGGGGACATACTTGAGTTC